TCTATAAATGCGTTGCGTCTCTTGTTGTGATTAATTAAACTATCTAAGTCGGATTGATAAAAAAATGTAAAAATATCATTGTTAATGGTTGTAGCTGGAATAGTAAATGATTGAGTAAAATCAGTGTAAACTTTAGATAGGTCTTGTATGTTTTGAATAGAACTATTAATATTAATTTGTTCATCACTAAACAACTCAATCTTAGAATAATCAGTACCCGTATTAATATATATATCAACTTGTCTCATATAATATTATTAAGAGTATCAAAAGCATAACTAAAATCCAAAGTATAATTAATCTGTTTAGTGGTTAAGTGTTTGCTAAACTCCATGTTTTTAGTTTTCAAATTAACGGGTAAACCATTTAACAATATCCTTTCGCTTAACATCAACTGTTTTAAATTAACTTTAAAATCTTCCTCAACCCACCCACTATTTACTTTAATACTTTCTTTTGCATTAACATTGAACGTTTTCTTTTGCGCCTCACTTGTCGTGTAATTTATATTAGGCATTAAAGCGTTGTATTCCATTGATTGAACTTCAATAGTATCTACAGAAGCTTTAAAAAAGAACTCTCTCTGCCATGCTCCGTACTTGTTTACAAAATCTATAATTACGGGCGTATATCTACATTCCTCTATTACCTCGACATAATAAGTTGCTAAATTAGAATTAGCTGAGTTACGTATAAAAATAGTGTAATTAAAAGTAAATTCATTCTCTTGCTTAGGGATCATGTACCAACCTGCTGTTGTTATAGCCGCCTTGTCAACTGTTGTTCCCTCGCTTGAAACGTAACGTACATAATTACCAACTGCCAAGTAAGCTGTAATAAAACCAGCATACGCACCTTTGTGAACGTAATACTTTTTTTCATCCATTAAATACGTGTTCCTTGGGTAGCTGTCACTATTTAACCCTTCGGTAAATTCAGTATATCCATCACTAGCAAAAAGTGTTGTGGAACTTACTAATGTTTCTGTTACACCTACCGTTTTATATTTATCAAATTTAACATTCAATAAAGCCAAGGACGTTATAACTGTTGGAGCTGGCAGTGTTGTGAAATTAAAAAAGCTACGCAAATAAGGGGCTATATCGTAATAGGTTGCAGGGAAGTTTGACGAAGGTATTAACTTACTTAATGTATATTGAGGAGACACACTAAATGAAGTAGTAGAAATAAATAATTTTAACTTAGTACTTACTTGACTAGCCTCATTGATTGTTACTATAAAGGGGCTTCGTGCTTTTATTAATCCCATTATTTAGGTTGCTTTAATGAATATTTAAATAGTCTATCTACGTCCATGCTTAAGCCCTTAACCATTTCTTCAGGAAGTCTTTTAAAAGCATTGTTAAACGGCTTCGTAAAAAACAAAGTAGGTTTCAATCCCTTGTTATAAATTGACCTTGCAATTAATAAAGCTGTTGAATCGTAACTCATAAATTTACCCGTAGAAGTTCCGTCTGGTTTTCTTTGTCTAAATTGAAAACGTTTGGCGCGTACCCATTTTTTTATTCCTGTAGTCAACCCTCCTTTTTTACCCGTTCCCGTTCCGAATTTAAACGGGCTGTTAGGTGCTTTAATACTTGAAGTTTTACCCCTTACCCCTTGGTCTTGGTAATACCCATGTTCCTCCATGCTAAAAGAAAGTAAGTAACTCCTTGGATATGCCTTAGAATCCCCTTTAATAGAATTGTATAAACTCTTTGTAAAGTTATAAGAACCAAAAGGTGTGCGTCCCTTAGTTAGATTAGATCTACTTTGTTGGATAACATAATCCTTAAATTTCTTTAACTCTATATCTAAGTTCTCTTGGTCTAACATATTGAAGAATTTGAATCAATAGTAATGTCTAATGTCATAGTCCAACCAGCAACCGCATCCGTAAACCTATCAACAAATGGCTCGCAAACCGCTGTCTCCTCATTCAATCTATAACCATCATTGCTTAAAGCCCCACGTCTTAAGCTGTCAAATAGCCTATTTAATATTCCATGAGTTGTATTTAAAACATCGTCCTCATTATCGTTGCCTATGTAGTCATTTGTTACTGAATCCTTGCTAATATCTACAATTGACATACAAACAAATGAGACACTAAATGAATTTGTGCTGCCATTAAATTTAGAATCGTTATAAATAATATGACAAAGAGGGTACATATCTTGTTTAGCATTTGTAATTTTATCTAGTGACCCCTTAGTAACTTTGTTAACCAATGGATCGGTGCTTAAAGCTGTGTATAATGCCGTTGTTAAACTATAATAATTTTGCATTTGCTCTTCGTATTTGTCTTATTTCTATTTCGTTTTTTTCTTTCTCAAATGACAAAAGAGTTAAACATTTAAATAGTCCCTCGTTTGTAATTCTGTCAAATTTTGTAATATCTCCTTTTGAAAGTTGGTAAATTGAAGAATACCATCCCCATCTAGTAGTGAACTGTTGTGACTCGCTAAATTCGTTTGGCTGTTCATCTGAGTCTCCTCCAAACAATCCGTCAAAGTCTTTAACAACTCGTTGCCTAAATTCCAAAAAAAAACGGATGAACTTAACGCTATATCTAATGGCAAAGATTTCATAACTTCGCTGTAGGTAATGTCAGCAACGTAAGGTTCTATTGAATAGGTATCTTTATATTTATCAGTAATCGGTCGGTACATAACACATAAAGCCTTGTTGAGTTCAGACATTTTAAATATGTTAGACTCTATATCAATATACTCTCCCCATGTTATGTTTTCTAAGTCTGGAATAAATCCGAACTCTGTTTTACCTAATGTAAATCTATTTTTGAAAGTTGTTTTTTCTTTAAACAATTCAGTAAAATGATTAACCAACTCCACAACCTGAGTAGCCTTAATATTTACTACTTTGTTTAGTTCGACGTTGCAAAATATCTCAATCATTTTTTGAAAAACAAACTCTTTATTATCGTTGTTCTCTGCTATTTCTAGATATTTTTGATACTGCCCTAACGTTATTTCTTTTAAAGAGGTTGGGATAGTTAGCTCTACTTGCATACTTATATAATTAAAATTATTACCTTATGTTATACCTACCTTTGTTTGGATTCGCTAATTGATAACTAATGGCATAACGTGCCGCATCTAAACAATGATTCCACTTGTCTATTGGTGTCTCAGATTTCTTTTCAAGCCAGCAATAGTTATTTAATTCCTTAATCAAATTTACTGAATTTTCTTCTATAATTAAGTCATAGTCTTGGATTAAACTTATGCCATATTTAACTGAGTCTGCTCCCTTAATTGTAGGCACTATATTTAAACCTTTTGCTTTAAGCTCTGCAATTAATCTAGGCTCTGAATTATCTCCTACTATTAAATCGCGTCCTGCAAACTGTTGATTTAGTTGAGCAAGTTCGGACGTTGTTAAGCCTTGTTTGTGTACGTGTTCTTTAACGTATATTATTTTGTTAGCTTTATCAATTGACGTTTCGATTAATGTAGATGGATCGTTGCTAAATCCATAATCCTGACCAAACACACTGCCATTATCTTTGTTGAACGTTCCTATTTTCCAATTAGTAAAGATTACACCCTCTGCTTTATTTAACCACCCACCAAGTATTGTATGTTTATACTTGTCTGGTCTGCGTTCTTTTATTATTTTTATTTGATTTAAAAAACTTTCAGAGAGGTTCTCTATATTATCTAAGTAGGTAGTATGAATGTATGTTGTATCACCTTTATTTAAATTACTCCCTGCTTCAATACCTTTTGTCTCAAAGAACTTTTGATAAATGAAGTGTTCTTTAGTAGCTGGATTAAGAATAAGTATTACCCTATTTTGTTTGTCTTTGGATCGTATCGAATAATCTATTTTGTCGAAGGTATCCTCATCTGTAAGTTCCTCCGCTTCATCTAATACCCAAGTAGTCACACCAGCTAATGATTTAAGATTAGCCGTTTGTGTTCCACTAGATGTCTTTATTCCTTTAAATAATATCTTTGAACCAGTCTTTAGATTTACTATTTCATCCTTTGTAATGTGAAAGTCTGAATGTTTGTCTAATAGATCAACTTTGTCTATGAACTCAGGAATAATAGAAATGTGAGCAGAAGTAAGGGTATACCTAGTGAATAGAATAGTATGCCCTTCCTCATAAGTTAGTAGTAATAATAGTAGATTTATACTAAATGATTTACCACTACCCCTGCCCCCTGTAACAATAAAGTAACGGCTATTGTTTATAAATGTTTTATATTTCGGATTCAGTATTACCAAAACTAATAATGTCTTTTAGATCAACTCCTTTTATGTTGATGTCTTGTTTAATAGTTTCTGTAGGTTTGCCACAACCGTACTCAATTAATATTTTAGCCGCTGCGATTCTATCCCTTGTATTAGAAGCTTCATTAATCATTATTTCACCGATAACACGAAAAGAATCTTGAACCCATGGACTAGCTAAGTCAACGCCTAATAATTCTAATCTAACAGAAGGTCTCCCAGCTTTACCAGCAGTAGAATGACCCCCGTTATTTTTTCTGTTATCTAGCATAATTAATATAATTTAATTAGTTAATTTTTCCATATTCGTTATAAACTTTGTTTAAATCTAAGATCAACTTTTGCAAACAACTTGAGCAACTTGTTGTGTTGTCTCTACGATTAAAAATCCTATTACTTATTTTCAAGAGTGCCATCTGTTGTGTTGGCTTTATTTTGTCGGTATAAAATTCAGAGCCTCTTGTCATTAAAGGAAGTAAATCAGTTAAGATATTATATTCTAATTCGTTTAAGCATAATGGATTGACGTAAGGGAATAGTTTGTTAAGTGTTTCTTTTCGCTCCTCGCATCCGCAGTCTTCTCCAAACACAAATTTAGCTAATTTATCTATTCCTGTTGCATGGAGTACGTTCTCTATTGTATCCCCTAGTCCTTTAGGTTTTCTCGTCCTCATATTGTTTTTTCAATTTCGTTTTACATTTTTTAATCGTGTGAAATATTGTAGTGACTGAGATGTTTGTCTCTTTCTCTAAATCCCTCATTGATTTACCGCTAGTCAAATACACATTAAATAAGTTTTTTTCAAACCACTGCCACTTGCTTGTTTCACGTTCAACAAATGTATCTATTTTTATCCAGAGTTCGTCACTATCTTCGTCAATATATGTATGTAAATTATTTAATTCTATTGTTTTTATTTCGTTTTTGTAATTATAGAAAAATATATTCCTAAGAGTTACCCATATATAAGACTTAGAAACCTCTGTTTTGTTGTCTGCATACTTGTAAATTCTAATATACATATCTTGAACTATGTCCTCTGC